AATTAAAATGAAGTATATATTTAAGAAATATGAATTTGACAGTCAAAGTCAAGCTGAAACAAGAATAGCTGCTTTGCCTTCAGTAACCGATGAGGATGGTAACGAAAGCCCATCACACAGCCATACAGTTGTAAAGCTCGGTTATTTGTGGACTACTGAACCTACCTACAATGAGGAAGGCGAAGTGGAAACAGAAGGCGTAGCATCTGATATGTACTCGGTTGACGTACTTTGGAAAGCAAGTGAGATTGCAGAAGTTGACGAAGATGGGGAATCTACTGTAAGCTATCCTTACGGATGGGTGAGTAAAGAGATTACTGTCGAAGGAAACGGAGTACATACGTTTGCAGGGTGGAACTTTAACGAATAGAAAGATGTCAGAATTGTCGAAAGATACTAAGTTTAGTATGTCAATAGAGACTATTATATCACTTGCAGTGGCTATTAGTACAGCAACAGCGTTTTACTTTAGCTTAAAAGCACAGATAAAAGAAGCTATGGAATTACCTGAACCTGTAATCTCTCGACAAGAGTACGACCTAAAAGATAACGCCATCCGTTCAGAGATTATGAATAATCGTGAGCTGATAGAAAAGAACTTTGAGAAACTTGAACTGATTGAGCAGCGTGTATATGAATTAAGATGAGAACTTTTATTATCTTAGCGTTTCTATTATTTAGCCCTACATCTTTAGGTGAGGTTAATAAATCAGATATTACAGTACTACAAGTTAATACACAATGGAACAGACATCACAATATAGACCTTAATGGACTTATAGGTTGTGAGGTGCAATTTGCGTGGTTAGAAGAGCAAAGCGATAATTTTAAGAGTCAAGTGCAAACAGTACCCATTATAGTTGTTTACCATAAAAACAAACCTGTACGTCAATGGGCTGCTGACCTTAGTTTCAAATTGAATGTGGACTTAGAAGAGATACAACAAGTAATAGATAAATTATGAAATACTTTGAATACCACGAATTTGACTCGCCAGATATACAAGGTTCTGGACAGTTGATGAGTAAAGAACTTCTTGAAATACTTGAAGAGGTTCGTGAGCACTACGGAAGACCCATACATATCACAAGTGGGTACAGAACGGAATCTCACAATGCTAAGGTTGGGGGAACACCTAACTCAAGTCATCTAAAAGGTTTAGCTTGTGATGTGGCGTGTACTAATTCAAGAGATAGATTTCACTTGGTGCGCCTATTTATAGAGTACGGAATTACTCGTATCGGAATAGCCAATAACTTTATACACATCGACATAGACGATGAAGATAAGTCTGAACAAGTAATCTGGACATACTAATGAAAAAGATACTACAACTCATCACTGGTGGTCTTATAAAAGACATAGGTGATGTTATAGACAAGGTGACAACTACTGATGAAGAACGCCTTGCTGCAAAACAGAAGATACAACAATTATTAGAAAAAGCAGATAATGATGCTCAAACACAAGTTACAGAACGCTGGAGATTGGATATGCAAAGTGATTCGTTCCTGTCAAAAAATATACGACCGCTTATTATGGTGTTTCTTACGGCGATGTTTACCCTATTGGCATTTACCGATGGCAACATTGGACAGTTTTCTATACAGAAGGAATATATCCCTATATTTCAAACGCTCCTCGTTACTGTTTACGGTGCGTACTTTGTTGGAAGAACTTGGGAAAAAGGTAAAAGTAATGGCAAGAAAGATAGTTAGTACATACAAAAGAAAGAGTAAAGTAAGACGACCAAACGTACATTCTAAGAACGCTTCTGTAGGTCAGAAGGGTTATAAGAAAAAGTATCGTGGACAAGGGCGTTAATAACTTTTATGAATTCAATACCCCTTTGTGAATTCAATAGGGTATATTTGCCTTATATAAAGTTTTTCTCTGTTTAGTCCTTTATATTTGATTTTGTTCAATCGGAAGAGTGGCAGCCCTGTAAGGTTGTCACTTTTTTTTGTATATTAGTGATATGGATAGAAACCAGAAGGGTTGTTTCGCTGAATATAAGTTCGCCACCAGAGCGATGGAGAACGGCTTTAATGTCTCTATGCCACTACTTGATTCCTCTACATACGACTGCATATTAGAGAGGAACAATAAACTATATAAAGTTCAAGTTAAATATATGTCCGCCAATAGATATACTTCTGAAAGACAAAAGTTGCCTCAGATTGAGATAAAGAGCGGTAAAGGTTATTATTCGCCTGAAGACGTTGATTTCTTTGCAGTATGGCACGATGAACATAAAGGATTCTTTATACTACAGAATACTGGACAACGAGCTTACAGGTTATGTCTCAGTAATAAATACAAAGAAAACTTCAATAATTTCGATTTAATTCAATAATTATTTGGTAGTGTCAGTTGGGATTACTACATTTGCCCTATGACTATATACGAGAAATTGGTGGATGTTCAGGGGAGACTGAAAGCACCGAAAAATCAGAGAAACAATTTCGGTAAGTACAATTACAGAAGTTGTGAGGACATTTTAGAGGCAGTAAAGCCTCTATTGGTAGAGCACAAACTTGCTCTTACTATATCGGACTATGTAGATACTACACAAGCTCCGATGGTTTCAGCTACAGCAAAAATCACTGATGGTAAAGATACTATTGAGGTTAGTGCTCAGGCTGGAATTGACGTTAACAGGAAAGGTATGGACATCGCTCAATCATTTGGGTCAAGTTCATCTTATGCACGGAAATACGCTTTAAACGGCTTATTTCTTATTGACGATACCAAAGACTCAGATGCAACAAATACTCACGGTAAAACGGCTACAAATGCCGTTAACGAGGCTTTAGCTTGGTTGCCTGATAGTGGCGATAAGTTTGATAACGCCAAGTCAGCATTACAGTCTGGTAAAGTGTCTATTCAGGACATTAGAAAGAAGTATAAAGTAAGTAAAAAAGTAGAACAATTATTAAACGCTTAATTTTTAAATATGGATAATCAACAAGCAATTTATGTAGGAACAGGCACAAAGCCTGATAATTTCAATGGCATTAACTTCAGTGTATCTGAAAGTAAACTAAGAGACCATTGGTATGAATATAACGGAGAGAGATACGTTAGACTTACTATCGAGCCTAAGAAAGAGCCGATGTATGGTAAGACTCACAACGTGAAAATAAACACTTGGAAACCTCAAGGTGAAGCAAGTGCTCCAGTTAAACAAGCCGTGCAGGAAAATACTGACCTGCCTTTCTAAACTAATTAGGGGAGGTTCGCCTCCCCTTTTTTTTATTATGAAACCTAAATTTATAAAATTAATTATGAGCGACTTAGATTTGAATCTACAGGAGAACGCTGTATTTAGTTACGTTTGCTCACTGGCGAATAAGACAGGTTACTGTTACGCCACCAGTAAACATATATGCGAGAGTCTTGATATAAAAGACAGGACTTTCTATAGAATCCTTACAAGACTTGAGGAGAAAGAGTTTGTTACAAGGGTTACTAAGAGTGTAGGGAATGATGGTAAAGAGCGTAAGATTTATATTAATCCAAAATACCGTTCCCTCTGTGATACAGTGTATGATACTTAGTACAATGTACTATAGGGTACATTGTATAGTATGTAAATAAAATAACTGTACATTGTATAATAACTATACATTGTATTATAATACTTATAAAAAAAGAATTTATTTTTTAATATGCAAACGATTGAACAAAAATTTTTAGCTTTAGGCATACAACCGAATGGAAACAGAGTAGAGCAAAAGGTTAGGTGTCCTAAATGCGCCAGTTTAGGTAAAGAGAATTGGAAAGATACTTGTCTTTCTATTAATCTGGCGAAAGAAGTTTATAATTGCCACAAGTGTGGATATAAAGGTTCAGTAAGAGAACGAGAAGAATATGTAGTTATGCAGCAGCCTAAGAAAGTTTATAAGTCGCCAAGTAAAAGTAATATGAAAAGTCTTACTAAGGAAGGGCGTAAATTCCTAAACGACAGAGGCATCACCAATGAAGTGATTGACTTAAATAAGATTGTCTCCACTAAAGACAACAAGAGTATTGCATTTGCGTATTTAAAGGATAACGAACTTGTAAACTACAAGACAAGAGGTATAAATGGTAAAACATTTACTCAGGCGAAAGATGCTAAACCAATTATCTACAATTACGATAGAGTAAAGAATTCAGCTAAGATTGTTATTTGTGAGGGCGAAATAGATTCACTATCGTGGGAAGTTGCTGGCATTACATTTCATACTTCAGTTAATATGGGTGCGCCAAATGTAGGAGATAAGAATATAGACAAGAAGTTAGAATGTATTTCTAATTGTTATGAAGTGTTTGAACAAGCTAAAGAAGTGTATATTGCCACTGATAATGATGATAATGGCAGATTGTTAGAAAGAGAACTACTTAGAAGAGTTGGCGCAGATAAATGTAAAATAGTCGATTTAAGACCGTTTAAAGACGCTAATGAGGTATTACTACAGGAGGGCGTAGAAAGTCTCAGAAATAGGCTTAAAACGGCTCAAGACCCTAAATTAGAGGGCGTATTTGAAGTAACAGACGTTATGGAGTCTATGTTAGATGGATTTCACAATGGACAGGAGAGAGGTACAACTACTTACATTCCTGCTGTAGATGAGGCGTGGACTTGGAGAAAACAAGAGATTACCATTTGGACAGGCTATCAGAATGAGGGGAAGAGTTTGTTTCTTAATCAACTTGCTGCGATTAAGGCGTATTGGGATGGCTGGAAGTTTGGAATCTTTACGCCAGAAAATATGCCTATGAGAGACTTCTTCAATGATATTATAGAGATGTACATAGGTAAAAGTGCTGACCCATACTATTCACACCAGATGACTGAAGAAGAATATAAGGAAGGTATTGAGTTTGTAAAGAAACACTTCTTTGTTATTTATCCTAAGAAGTTTTTTACACTTGATAATATCTTTGAACGTGCTAAGTTCTTAGTTCGTCAAAAAGGAATTAGGTCGCTAATCATTGACCCCTACAATACAGTTCAACATAAGATGTTTTCTGGCGAAAGAGAAGACTTATACATCAGTAGATTTATGTCTGAACTGAAGAGGTTTGCAATAGATAACGATATTAGTGTGAATTTAGTGGCGCATCAAGTAACGCCACAAAAGACTGAGGATGGCAGATACTATAAACCCGATGTAAATAAAATTAAGGGTGGAGGTACATTTGCTGATAAGGCGGACAACGTAGCGTATGTATGGCGACCAAACAGGGCTTTGGATTTCTCAGATACAAGTGTTATATTTGGAACACAGAAGATAAAGAAACAGAAGTTAGTTGGTATTCCACAAGACGTTACTGGCATAAACTTCAACGTAAGGGAGCAGAGATATTACTTTAATGGGTACACACCCTTTAACGATATTGATGCTAAAAGATGCGAAAAAAAGCGAGAGTAGATGCGAATCAAAAAGAAATAGTACAGGAATTGAGAAAGCGAGGTATATCTGTTTTACATACACACCAACTTGGTAAAGGTGCGCCTGATATCATAGTAGGTTATATGAATTCAAATTACCTTATTGAATTAAAAGACGGAAACAAATCTAAAAGTCAACAGAGACTAACCAAAGACGAATTAGACTTTTCACTGAAATGGCGTGGAAGTTATGCAGTGTGCAATTCGTTGGAGCAAATCCTGTTACTTATAGATTATGACGAAGAGCGAGCTATTAGATAAATTAGCTGAAAAATATGATGATTGGTGGAATATGGCGAAGTCCTTTAAAGTCAGTGATGACGAGGCTTCCGAGCTTGTTCAAGAGATGTTTATTAGGATTTATGACTATGTTAAAGAGCCTAAGAAGATTCTCTACAATAAGAATGAGATTAACACCTTTTACGTTTATATAACACTTAGGAATTTGTATTACTCAAACCTTAAAGGAGACAAGCTAACTTTTGTAGAAGAGGTTAAAGATTATATGGTAAATGAGTATGAGTTACCAAAATATCTGGAGGCGAGTAAAAAAGAGCACCTCGAAAAAGTATTTAACAATGTTGATTCTGTTATTGATACTTGGTATTGGTACGACAGAAAGATGTTTGAATTATATTACAGAACTGATATGTCAATGCGAGATATATCAAGTGAGACTAAAATAACATTAAGTTCAATTTTTAATACGCTATCAAATGCAAAAAAAGAAATTAGACAAAGACTCAGTGAAGCATACGAAGAGTACAAGCGCACAAAAGAGTAAAGGATTAGGCGACACTGTAGAAAAAGTATTTAAAGCTACAGGCGTAGATAAAGTCGCCAAGTGGATATTAGGTGAGGACTGTGGGTGTGAAGAAAGAAAGCAGACCCTCAATAAAATGTTTCCCTATGTTAATCCAGAGTGTTTGACTGAAGACGAGTACAACTATTTAGATATGTACTTTACTGATAAACCAAGTACAATAAGTTCAATACAGCAAAAGGAGTTACTTCGTATATACAACAGAGTTCTCCATCAAAACACTAAACCTACAAATTGCACTCCCTGTTTCCTAAGTAGTGTCCACGATAAGTTATATAAGATATATAAAGAGTATGACAAATAACGTAATCGAAACTTTTAATAGAGATTTAAGTAGAGGTGAGCAAATAGAACATAAAGTCTTATCTGTAATTCAAAAGACCTATCCAAAAGCATATAAGATAGAAGGGTACTTCAAGGGGTATGATTTGTTTGTTCCTGAGATATCAAAGTCCATTGAAGTAAAATCGGATGAGAAATCTAAATATACTGGTAATATAGTTGTTGAAATTGAATTTAATGGAAAGCCTTCAGCGTTATCAACTACTGAAGCTGATTATTGGGTTTGGTGGGATGGATATTCTTTAACTTGGTTTACTGTTGATTTAATAAAGAGATGTATAGAGGAAACAAACCCACCACTATGTAAGTTTGTGGGTAAAGGAGATAGTAAACAAAAGAAGGCGTACCTTATTAAAAAAGAAGTTTTATATAGATATTCTTTGTCAAACAATAATAAAGTATGAAGTTATTTTAGTATGCCACTACTACGACCTAAGAAATACGAGAAAAACAAAGACTTCATTCAAAGATGTATGGGAAACGCCAAGATGGGAGAAGAGTTTCCCAATAGAGACCAGCGTTACAGTGTTTGCCAGACAATCTTCAAAGACCAATTCAATCCTAAAAAGTAATTAACAATTTTGTTTATTAAGTAATTCTTTTATATATTTGTACTCAAATCAAGTACAGATGATTATAAAGAGAATTATATTACATCCCCTTAATCTTTTACGAGTATCTGTAGCGATTGTAACACTTATTGTGTTCTTTTGCTTAGAAACTATACTCCTTGTTATATATCACGGAGTAGAGACACCGTTAAGGACAGCACTTAACTGGATAGAGAAGTTTATTAAATACACAATCAAATATATACGATAATGGGAAAGTCAGGAGAAGAGTTCATCAAGTTTGTCGAGAGACAACAGCAAGAGGCTGGAGACGATGCAACACGAGCGTTCTATGAGGATATGGAACGCCAATACTACGAAGCTCAACAGGAGAGAGCTCGTATGAATACAGAGGAATATAAACAACAGAAAGAAGAGATGAGGAAAGCCCTGTGGGGTGTATTCAATCACTTTCACCCACACACTTGGATATGAAGCATACAATAATGACGCTGGATGGAAAGTTCTGGCAATACGATGAGATACTCAAAGAGATGGACAGTGACGAGTTCTACTACGGTTACTTAGGAAAGTATGCTCTTAGCAGTAGTTCGGTAAAGACACTTTTGGATTCTCCAAAGGCTTACTTAAAATCATTAAGACAACGTAGCGACACCCCTGCGCTTTTGCAGGGGAGGCTCGTTCACTTGGCGGTTTTAGAGCCTCACAAGTTTGAGAAGCTAAACTTTGTGGATGTACAGAGTAGAAACACCAAAGCATTCAAAGAAGCACTTAGCGAGAACTCGGAGAGTTATACAATCAAAGAACACGACTCAGCTATGTATATGGCTCAAGCGATTCACGATAATAAATACGCCAGAGAACTATTAGATGGTACTGATAAAGAAGTGCCATCAATGAGTATGATGTTTGGTAAACCCTTTAGAGGTAAAGCTGATGCTTTAGGTTCAGGGCGTATGGTTGATTTAAAGACAACCAGTAGCGATATGAATGAGTTTCACTGGAGCGCAAATAAGTATAAGTATATGTGTCAGGCGTATATCTATAGTAAGTTATTCGATGTAGATTACAAAGACATATATTATCTGGCGATAAACAAAGAAACTTATGACATAGGAATCTTTGACGTTTCGCAGGAATTTTATAACTTAGGCGAAAGTTTAGTAGAGAGAGCAGTTCAAGTATATACGGATGAGATAGAGAATGGTATGAATGAATTGCACAACTATACTATTCGAGGCACACTTTGATTGAAGACGATTATAAATTATTAATAGAAGAATATAAGAACGACATTCTTTTGTCACTCAGAATGGGAGTGCTGAAAGTGGATGAGTTAAAGTATCTGCTACAGCACTTCAAGGATGAGGAGAACTATGAGGCTTGTCAAGGACTATCGAATGCTTACGTTCTATTTAAACAAGAGTTAGATGAATACTGATTTTGATATATTAAGAGACATTACAAAAGAGGTTTGCAAGGCAGACCCAATGAAAAAAACAAGACAAAGGGAGGTTGTATATGCACGAATGATTATGTATAAAGTCCTGCATAGTTTCCATAAACATACTTACACCAGAATAGGCAGGATGTTCGGAAAGAATCACGCCACCGTATTACATAGCATTAACCAGTTCGATAATATGGTTAGAAACGATGACTGGTTAAACAATAGATTCCACTGCGTTCTTAGTGAATACACAAAAGAGATTAGTTTACAGAACGAAGCTATTGCAGATGTGTATCTAAAGAATAAAATACTTGAATCTAAACTGAAGGCGCAAAAAAGAATTATAAGACAGTGTAAGGAGATATCTGATGTTATTAATGGCGTACCTGAAGATAAGATAGAACAGATAACTCAAAAGCTCCGTATGCTTGTGGAGGTCGCTAAGAAAGAGATAAAGCCTCGTAATCAACAGACAGTAGTTTATAACTCTAATATAGTAACACACGAATGATGAGAAGGAAAACGAAAGCTGAAATAGATAAGGATATTAAGTTCATTCCTATTCCTGAATGGCGCAATACTTATCAATATCATAGAACTAATAAACGTGCTACATACGTTGACTTAAATAAGAAGAGATGAAACAAAAGAAACTAACTCAGGCTCAAAGAATATCTCAACTTGAGAAGGCAGTGACCAGAATGTACATTATGATTCAGGCTATAATGGAGAAGCTACCTAAAGAAGAAAACACCGAAGAGAAAAAGTAGTTACTTTAATTAAAGATGGTGTATGTCTGAAGAGCAAGAGTTTAAGAAACAGGGAGTTATCAGCGCCAAAACACAAAAGTGGTTAGCTGAGAAGAAACGTAAAGAAGCTGAGGCGAAAGCCAAACCCAAACCAGCTCCAAAGAAACCAGAGCCCAAAACAAACCAACCCACTATCGTAAAAGAAGAGCACGTTAAGTATTCCGATGGGCGCAGAAATAACGGAGCGGTCAAAGGGATATCAAGAGGGCAAGGGCGTAAGCCAAAAGCGAAAGAAGAGGAGATAAAGAACTTCGCTCTTGGTTCAATGAAACGTGCCTTTGGTAGTGAGAAGAAAGCGTGGGAAGCACTTGCGAATATGAGTAAAGATTCCTTCCCACACTTACGCCTACTGTGGGAGTACAAGTACGGTAAACCGAAAGAACAAAAAGATTTGAATGTAAAACAGGAAGTGAACATTCCTGTAATATCATTCTTAGACCCAGAGAAAACTATTGATATTGACGCTGAAATACAAGACGATGGCAAAAAAGATAAAGAATAGTTATTCTCCGTTCTTTAATAGTAGAAGTGAAAAGGAGTTTGATTGTGTTGAATATGAGATAGGTAGAGAGAGATGCGAGAAACAGTGTTCATTCTGTAGCGTTATACCTATCACTTAGTAATGAAGAATGTTAACCTTAATCCAAAGTATCATTCGTTATTCAAGTCTCAATCCAGATACCATATCTGTACTGGTGGGCGAGGTAGCGGAAAGTCTTTTGCGGTAAATACATTCTTAGTATTACTAACTTACGAAAAAGGGCATAAGATACTTTTTACTCGATATACGATGACTTCAGCAAGTATGTCGATTATACCAGAGTTTCTGGAGAAGTTAGACCTTATGGGTATTGGCGGTAACTTTACTGTCACAAAGACTGAAATCATAAACAATCTTACAGGGAGTAGTATATTCTTCAGTGGTATCAAAACCGCCAGTGGAGACCAAACTGCAAAGCTAAAGTCCATTCAGGGTGTTACTACATTTGTATTGGATGAGGCGGAGGAGCTTACAGACGAAGAATCGTTTGATAAGATAGATTACTCTGTAAGGGCGATGGGTACGCAGAACAGATGTATCTTAATTCTAAACCCTACTACAAAGGAGCACTGGATATATCAGAGGTTCTTTCAGAACAGAGGTATTCCTGATGGGCACAACGGAGAGAAGGAGAATGTGAATTATGTACACACTACATACTTAGATAATAAGAAACACTTGTCTGAATCATTTGTGGCGCAAGTAGAGGATATGAGAACCAGACGACCAGATAAATATAAGCACCAGATATTAGGTGGCTGGTTAGATAGAGCTGAAGGAGTTATCTTTACTCATTGGCGCATTGGAGAGTTCGACAACAATCAGGACACAATCTTTGGACTCGACTTTGGATTTTCCACAGACCCCTCAGTTTTAACTGAGATTGCAATAGACAAGACACGCAAAATAATATGGATTAGAGAGCACTTCTACAAAGCAG